TTTTTTTTTTTTTTTTTTTTTTTAAAACCCAATTTCTATAGAATATTTATCTCTGTATAACCCTATAACCATTAAGTATTAAAACACTTACGTTAGTAACGGCGTGACGTCGTCGCTCACAACCACGTGCTCGGTGTCCCACAACCCCAACATACCATCCATATTTATACCGTCACCGAAGAAGACATTATCGATGTCGTTCCACTGGCGTGTGATTGGCGAAACACGAGCCTTCATTAAAGCCCTGTTAATGGTAGATTTCAAATTATTGAAATACTGGGGTCCATGCCCGTGGGCTTGGAGCAGTGCGGCTTCACAATTAATGCGCGTAGCCTCCTTTATGGAATTGCTCTTCCACACCCACTGTGTTGTCGATAAAATCGAGCTTTCGGCCAAGGGGGACAAGAAACAATCATCCCGGGAGGGGTGAGGGGTGAAACTCCTCTTGAGGAAAGTAGCTTCACTGAGCGGGACCCATTCCCGAATAGTTGCTGTTTTCTCAGCTGACGTGGAGACTATATCGTGCTCAGCGAAGAAAGCATGTATAGTGACGCCGTTAAACTTATCGATATATTTATCGTCGACTGTAAGTATAGCGTCGTCTCCATACACGATCAACGCCACTTTTTCCTTGAAGGTCTGGGCCCAATTATCTCCTCCAACTAGATGTTTCCACGCTAACATTATATATAGCTGGTTAACAATACTGTTAACCACCGTCGTGAAGAAAGCCCCACTTGGTGACCCTCCAAGCTGATTGTATACCGTGTTGTGGCATATGTGTTTGCTCTGTATGCACTCATAGACCAAAGCGTGCAACTCTACGGGGTCGACATCCCCAACATTTTGCTCGGTCCAGGCTATCATAATGTCATAAGCTGCTTTAGCGACGCCGGCATTGTATCCAGGTCCGAAGTTAGAGTAGTCAATAGTAATGAATTTAGTATTGACTTTAACTAATTTCTTCAGCATATCTGTCCATTCACGACTTAATGCATTGCACCCAACTGCGTGCATCAAATTGCGCCGATGACACATGAAAGCAGCGACAAAGTGCAAATAACTTTGGCGGCAAGCTATCGTATAATCCGCACTGGGATTACATATCACGCGCGTACCTCCTTTCGACTGTATCTTCCGAAGGGGCCTTTTCTCGTCCTTTAGGGTATCTATGTATAGCGTGTCTGGAATAATTCCATTCTTCCTGAGCTTCTCTTTCCTACTTATTTCGCTCAGAAAAGCCGGATCTATCCATTCTATCCCAATTATGGATAGGTCTTCAGCCCGTTTATAGTGAATGTAGTCACTCTTAGCTGTCTTGTTCGTCAAGACGTAAGGGTAACCCATGCTCGTATTCAAATCCATTGGTTTATAGTAATCCAAACCCAAACCGGTGATTGCTTTGTGGACGTCCAACCTTTTGGGAGCCATAACTAGAGGGCGCAGTTGTCCGTACCAACCGTCCCACAGGGCTTCCTTGACGGAGGCTATATCATGGCTCTTGAAGTCAATCGTCAGGAGTCCATGTTTCCTCACTCCTTCGAATAGCGGAGTGGTGTCATGTTCATAACGCCTATCCTTCTTATGAAGTACAGCGGGCTGCAAATCGGTAGTTAGACCACTTGCACCATGCACCAATGATTTAACTAGTCTCGATGACTGGGGTAGATATGGTACTTTGCCTTCTGGTAGTGAGCCTGAATAGTCAAGCCTGACATCCAAATCATAAACCATAGTGGCATTAGTAATACTACCGTACTCCGTTGCCTCCTTGTCAAGGGCCACCCCCATCTGCGTGGTGGGAGTTAACGACTCGCGTGTGAGTATCACGCCATAACCCGTGCCGTTGAAACTCTCCCCCATACCTGCTACATGCATCGCTAGTATTGGTCTATTGCTATTTTCCCTCAGGAGCAGCGAGCCGCAGGCTCCTGGTCTGGAGTAAGTATAGGACAAGCAGTCCTTCATCTCAAAGTACTTGTTGTCTTGATCGGCAACAATGTGCTTGTCGATATACTCCTCCATATCCACATTTATGAGAGTCATATAATCTGATCCTCTTTCTGGCACAGAGAATAAAATAGCCGTAGCTGGGAGGGGCCCCTTGAGGTCTTCATCTAATGCTATGAAGGAACGTATGTCCTTGAAGAGGGGCTGCGACGGTTGCAATTCTATCAGCGCTATGTCTGTATAATCTGACTCTTTTATGTCAGCCTCAGATAGCGCCAATAGTGCTCTTAGTTGTGGTTTGTGCAGGGGGTGACCGTAAATGCTAAGCCCAGCCTTCATAGCTTTCTTCAACTCGACTACATAATGACGAGGCAGCAGCAAGTTGTGGTTGTACAATCCCACCCCATACATGACCACCTCCTTATTGTCACCCTTTTGGACACATATCTTGAAGGTGTTATTTGCTATTCTCGCTTTCGCAACAGCAAAAGGGGTAGGATTCTCATCTTGGCCCTGGAAGTATCGAACTTGCCGTTGCCTGTCAAAACGGCGCCGAGCCGTCGAAAACGGCCTGTCGCTCTCATAATCGTCATATTGAGGCGTGACCACGGATTCTGCAACCTTAAGTAGCTTATATATGGTATAAGCAACTGTGGAAGCGCCAACCAGGCCTGCTATTAGCGTGGCATGTTTGGAGAAGATGCCAGTGAGGTACTCCCACCAAGATGGCCCAACTCCACTGCCACTAGGGGCGACCATCCAAACCGGCCTGTATAGGTGTGGGACCATATTAGCGTTACTCTCATTCGGGTCGTTGATATAATTTATAATCAGGGTCCTAAGCACGCGTTTATTGGCTTCCATATACCTTTCTACAAATTGCCCGTATTGAGGGTGCCTAGCGTAACAGTATTCGTCACTACATGCTCGCATAGGCACATCAACCATGGTGCTGGTGTGCTCGTTAGGAACACGCCACATCTCTCCCACAATAATGGGCGACACCCTAGGGTTTGAAAGTAGACCATGCAGGCATACCGGAACTTCATTGCAGGCATTCATGTACTCCTCAAGCAAAGGTATATTTACCTTCGGCTCCATGGCATCCAACGACTCTTGGGCATCGTGGAAGTCTGCCTGGAAATGAGTGGGATAATATGTGTATCCCACGCCCATAAGGTGGCCTGTAATGAACCTGGTGTAAGCTGAGTTGTCATTTGTTATGGTAGAAACGAGATAATACACCACCACCGCAGTAAGCTCCATAGATCTAGTGCCCATGTGGTCCAACACTTTAGCCATGAACCAGGAAACATCCCTGATCCCATTGGCTACAAGGCGTGCACACGAGTAAAACATGTTGGCTGTTTCCAACTCGACGTACGGAATTATGTCGACTGACCTACACGTGGGACACCTATTGTCTGTAAGTGTGAGAGTACGCCAACACGTGTAGCACATGAGGTGGGGATTCTCACACTGAGCGGATTGCCTACAGGTGAAGGCGATTTCTCTTTCTTCCAAGCACACAGCACACTGGCCCTTCTTCACTACGGAACTCACAGCGAAGTAATCAGCAATAGCCAGTAAAGCTGAGGACGCGTATCTAGTTATGAGGTTCCATGCGCCGGTACCCAAAACAGCCCCGAAGATGAAATCAGAAGACTGGGGTTGGGGAATTTCCCAGGGCATTTTATCCGGAGCCACAGGGTTTTGGGGGGCTGGAGCTAGTGCCACACTGTTAACAATGTTGTGGACAGCCAACTCAAGTTCTTCATAAGGAGTGTAGGCATTCTGGGATAATTCTGGGTCCTCACGCACTACAGTATTCAGCCGGTAGAACAAAGTGAAAGGATCATTCAATTGTATTTCCCGGGCGTCTTCTGTGGACAGAGTGGATAAAATCCTGTCCATTCTTTTCTGGACGTTTCGGACCTCAGTAGCATGATACCTCTGGAATGAATTCTCCAAATAGGCCATGACTTCGACAAAAGTCTTGGCTGTAGGACCTAGAGATTGAGAGTCCATTACGTTCTCGTACCGCCTAAATTGGAGATGTTCATAGTTGTCCAGTCTACTGGGTTCCACTTCTCGCAAATCCACGTTGGCATACTCAGGGGACCGGTCTGCCAAGAGAACTTCATCGCGCCTCCTATAAATGGCATTAGGGTACTTGGCGTAGTTAGTTATGTTAGGAAATGCCCCATTACATAGTGTAATGACTATGAGCGGATTGCCACGCATTTTCTTTTCTTCCAAGTGCGCCATCTCAGGTATGAACAACGAGGTAGACTTGAGCTTATTTAACTCTATAATCATGTCGTTGCACCTCTGGGCGTCCTGGGAGTTTAGAAACTCGTCATAAACTATGACGGGCTGACCATTGTACCCAGACCAGAACTTCTCGCCGGCTGTTCTGTAGTATATGCTAGCGGAAGAAGGACAGGTGTAACCTATCGATCTTAAAAGCCGCACGACTATTTCTTCGCAAGCGGAACTCTTGCCGACGCCAGGAGGCCCTTCTATACACAGCACATAAGGCTCATAACGCACCGGTGAAGCAGAAAGGTCGGCAAATTTTTCATTTGCTACCTTTATAACGTCGGTACACAACTTGGCAAGCTGAGCATTACCTACACCGCTAGGAATTGAACACAGCAGGCGTTGGTATTGGTAGGCACTCAACACAGTTTTCCAACACCTTAAACGGAACCTACCATTGGCCATGAGGTGTGATGAGGCTTCGCTCGTAATAATCTGAGCTTCGCGAACAAAATTAGCAATTTGTTCGCTATTTTCTGAAAGCATCTTCAAAGCATACGCGTCTGGAGATACGTAACCCAGGGCTTGCATGACATACTCCTTGACAAGCTCAAATGTAGACTGCACGTATCGGAGAATGGACACCAGATATGATACTCCGGACGTCGATGTTATACGTTCCAACGTGCTCATCTTAAACTTGCCAATACTCCTCGGGTCTATATAAACACCGAGGAGGGTGCCTACTATACCTGCGATTATTCCGGCGAGAGTGGACGCCTCGGAAGGGCCCCCTTGAGTAGTGGGCACGCTACTGTTTATTGACTCAAAATGAGCCCCTAGCAGTGGTCCGTAGGCGGATAGGGATATGAGCTTGGCTGTGTCGAAAAAGTTGGAGAGGAATCGGATAAGGGTCACACCCACAACAGTCCACGACTTAGACACCCACGCGTTGATAATATCTAGGAAGAGGTCGAAGAAAATCCTAGAATAGTTAATAGCACCTACCATGGTGGACGTCACTTTTTCCACAGCCTCCCTTATAAGGATCTGAATCTCCTCTATTCCGGTTGCCATACGGCTAGCAACGACGTCGAGGGAAGACGTGGTCTGACGTATGTCAGGCACGATGCTAGCAACTTTATCGCTTAACGCTCCGCAAGAAGCCAGGGTCTTAGCTGTTTGGGGAGCTATTTCATTAGCCACGGATGCTGCAACCAATCCAGTACCTACTACTGGTATGGCTCCTAAAGCCATCCTGGCAAACGACTTCTTGTTAACCCCCCCCACAGCTGTGGTGATGGCGGAGGTAATCATGTCCATCTGTGTTCTAGGGATACTACGAACGTTAGTTCTAGCATCTTCAACCTGAAAACCCGGAAACTTTATGGTGCCAACTAGAGCAGGCGGCTTTGTAACACCATTTTCATCCGTAACAGTGTTTACGGGGCCGTCATCGACGCAATACGGTACACCGTAAAAGTTAGCAAGCTGGAAGTCATCACCCGCAGACCACCACACAGTGAAGGTAACGGATTGTCGGCATGTGATCATGATGTGGCCCGCGTTATAGTCTCCTTTATCACGCCAGCTGAACGAGAGGCCAGGATTATCTTCCTGCATTAGGGTCCAAGCATTCTCGGTGTCATACGGAACCTCGAATGTTACCATGGGATTCACAGTAGGATGCATTATCTCAGTAACAAAGCCTAGACCTTCACCAGGAACGTCAGCTGTAGTTCCCCCAGTAGTTTCATTGGGCACCACAAGTTGATGGTCTCCTAGAACGCGAGCTCCTCCATGTGGAATTAGCGACACGCTTATGGGCACAGGGTCGTGCACCAGGATAGTGTATCTCATACTGCCTCTCCACATTCGGAACATRTTGCATATGTTGTARTGCGCTGAATGTTGAACAGAGGTAGCGAAAATAGAATTGGTCGTGTGCTTCAGAGGGTCTTCTATCATGGACCTATTCGGGGGCATTAAGGGTATAAAGAAGCCCTGGATGTCGGTTTTGTCGTGAGTGAATGTCTTGCTAACAATCAAACACGGCATCCTGAGTCGATCTTTGAAATCCATGTGACAGTCCAAAGTCTGAACTTGCGTGTTCACCATCCCTGGACTAAACACGTAGGATGAGTCTTGGTGGACGGAATCCATTTGCACTCTAGGCATGTCATTCCAAGGTCTAGTAGTAGCCTTTCCCAATCTAACGATTTCCGGCCGGGTCAAGGGTTTAATGGCTTTGGCAGTGCGCATGGTGTTGATTTTGCCGATGTTAAGGGCGTCGCCGTGCGTCAATTTGGGATAATTTTGAGGGAAGTTATCTGCTGGCGCAACAGCAGAAGGCTCCCAATAATGACGCATAGAGGCTGGTTTGATACCATGCATGACGAAATCGGGCCCGGCTCTCATATAGACTATGATAGGCACATTCTTGGAAACCACAGGACTGCACCTTAGCGGAGTGGACACCCTCACAGTGAACCTGGTCTTGGACTCGGGCGCTACTGATAAGCCTCGTGCCGTTTCGGTATCTATAAAATCCTTAGAATAAACGTACGGAGCTAGGGCTGCCGTTGACCGTCTCATAAGCGTATCGTATATGTAAGGCACAGTATATTCGACCACATTACCAGCGCTGAGCGGGTAAGATTTAGTATAAGCAGTGCAAACTGATGGGGGCAAATCACCAGGCACTCTTCTGTGAATTTCTGTAGTCATTATAACCTCACCAGAGTGACCTTCGTTGGCCACAAAGCGCAGCTTGAACTCAATCGTACCTGACCAGAACTGGAAATTGGTCATGGCGTACTCCAACGGGGTAGGTTCTCCCAGATACCTGTTCTTTCTATCGGTGTCAGTGTGGTTCCTACAAGACGGGTCTATAACGTTAGAAAGCAGTATGGTCCCAGGTTGCTGGTCCTGGTTCCACCCAGTGAGCTTGTAATAGCCCCATATGCGAGCTAGGTCATGATAGTTCGTGGGATCATTCTTGGGAATGGATATGTGCTCGTAATTGGTTTGAGTGTAAGGGTTAACGCGTAACGAGACCACGTTGATAGGGCCCTTACCTGTCCCAAAGTTCATGGCCACATGAGGAACTGCAACAGTGGCTTGCGTATCTCCAGGCTTATCCCTATTACGAGCTGGGCCTCTAATGTCATAGGCTCTTTCATAATTTCCCAAGATCTGGCGTAGAGCACCGCTGGCAGCACCAGCAAGTATCTGCCCCACGCCTAACATTTGTACGGTGGCAAAGGTGGTCAGCCCCGCAAAATGCGCCCTGTCTATCTTTATGTACACCGACCCCGTGAGAGAAGTTGGACCATTTTCGCCAACAGCAAGGGGGGATATACACGACAGCGTCAAGAAACAAGATTCAGCTGGTCTAACTCCTTTAGAAGCCCCAGAGGAATTTACCAGACGGATGAATGGGCGATGGTGGATATATGGACACTCAAGAACAACATCGTTGTTCGTCGACAAGTCCATTTCCACATGGCGTCTCGTCAAACCAGCTTGGTACCCACTAGCCCCACGTTTGTATTGATACGAATCGTGCTTGACATCCAAAATGTAAAATCCAGCAAAAGTGCTATTACCAGGAACGACAACTCTAACGGAGAAGTCAAAGTTGCCGTATGCGTAATTGGCAAATGGAGCCAAAGCAGGGTTATTAGCCAAAGCAGAGTATAAAAACTCTGGAAGCACGAAAGAGACGATCTCTTTTCCTATGGTATCAGTAGTGCTAAACACTGCCTTGGTCAGATAAACCCACCTATCAGTCAAATCCTTAAACTCGTGTACGCCTTCAGAAGTAGCAAAGCGATCCAGGCTAGTGCTAACATGCTCAGGGACTGCCATCACGTCAGGGCCGTCGTGTACGATGGTAGTGTTAGTAGCCACATCGGACTCAACATCCATTTGCACTTTGGGATAACGTACGCAAGGGCAAGTTTTGCCAGGCTTAGATTCCGGGTAGTACAAATGACGGAAGTTGTAAAGCATCTTCCATGCCGACTCATTAGTGGCAGCTTTTACGGTGGAGCTGATAATGTCAGACTTGATAACTACAAGTCCCTGCAATGTGCTCCACTTGAGGGCTCGGACACACCGGGCGTGTGCGGGTTCTCCTCCTCGTCTGGCAGTAAAGGTCGTGTTGCACGATGACGACATATAAGCAGTAGCATTGTACCAACTATTAAGGACAAGGGTATAACTAGTGCCATCACGATACGTCTCGTCAAAGGCGGCATCGTATCTAAGGAGTGATTTATAGAGGAAATCCATGCACTCACTCTTCGTAGCATAAGTTCTAGCCTCGGCTCCGTTGGCCTCGACATCCTGCGCTCGGGGTACAAATTGAGACATGTTGGCCTATACACTTGTTCGCTGACGGGCACTAGGAACGAGGCTGAAGGGTCAACAGTTGTGTCGTCGATATCGTTGATGTTTTCTCGTTCGGTAATGCTCGAGCTGAGAGCAGTATAAGTGTAACTCATAGGTTGCTTCTGTAGGCGTACGTTCGTTTATACCAAGATTTAGGCGCTGTGCTCTGACTGCGACGCTATACCTTGGAAGTATTCAGTTGTCCGAGAGAGATGATACAACCACTATAGTGGAGGGCAGCGATAAGTCTAAATAGCGTAAATTGTGGAAATAAATCCAAAATTATGGGCTTTATTGTTCGTAGCGTTGGTTTGCGTAATTGTACTCAGACAATACGTGCGATTGTAGCGTTGGTTTACGTAATTGTGCTCGGACAATACGTGCGTTTGGTAGTACTCAGACTATTTGTGGCTAGTTTGTGCTAACCGGGGGTTTTAAAAGTTCTCTGACTTTTAAGGATTTTTGTA